ATAAAGCTGTACGGCGAGATCGGCCTCGAGTACGGCCCCGAGCAGTACCACGGCTGGATCAAGGACCTCACCTAACCACCCGCGGGGGGGCGCTGGCCCCAACCGTCGGCCAGCGCCGCCCAACGGTCCGAACCCACTGACACCAAAGGAGATTCACGAACATGGCGAAATTCCGCGCCCCCAAGGCGTACCACTTCTCCACCGACGGGACCGACAAGACCACCTGGGCGAAGTTCGTCAAGGTGTCTGGCAGTGACCCGGTGGTCTTCGAATTCGAGACCAGCAAGCCCGCCGACGTGGCCAAGCTGCGCAAGCTCATCAAGGGCGACCCGGCCGGTTACGCCGACATCGCCGAGGTCGACGAGGACAAGCCCGAGCGCGGTAGGTCGTCCGGTTCGGGCGACGCCGGGCAGGGCGGCGGCGACGCTGGGGGCGACAGCGGTAGCGCTGGCGGCGATGCCGGCGGCAGCGGGGACGCGAACGGCTCCTGATGCCGCTGCCGACCACGTACGCCACCGCCGACAAACTGGAGGCGTACTGGCAGCCGCTCAGCGCCGCTGAGAAGTCGCGGGCGACTGTGCTTCTCGGCTACGCGGCCACCATGATCAACGAGCAGCCTGGAGCGGCTGACGCGGACGGAAACCTCGCGTTCTCACCCGCGACGTGCGAGCACGTCTCGTTGGACATGGTCAAGCGGGCCATGATCGGCGGCGGCGGTATGACGGGCTCCAGTTCGAGCCAGTCGATGGCCGACATGAGCGCCAGTACGGACGTCCGGTACGTCAACCCCGTGGGCAACCTGTACCTGACCAGCCAGGAGCTGGCCAGGCTACAGGGCCACTCGTACGGCGGCGGCGCAGCCTCGATCACCCTGTCCTCCAACGTCCGCGTTCCCGGCCAGCCGTGGAACTACCAACAGTCCTCACAGACCGATGGCACTGCTTAAACCGACCGCGACGACGCCGATCCAGCTCCAGCGGCCAACCATGGACTTCGGCGAAGAGACGTTCACCCCGTTGCCGCCAGCGCCAGGCGCGCTGCCGACCATCGGGGCGGTCATCTCGCTGGAATCCGAAAAGATCTTCGTGCCCAGGGGATCTGACATCAAGGCCAACGACAAGTTCGTCTACCAGAGCCGCGAATACCGGGTGCTGGGCTGGCCGATCGGTGATCAGGACCACCCCCTCACCGGTGACGATTTCGGGTGGATGTACTTCAAGATCGGAGCGGCGAGCTGATGGACGTCACGATCTACCCCGACCCGAACCCGGCGGTCACAGCGGCGCTTAGGTCGGCGGCTACCAGGGTGTACCTGGAGGAACGCGGACAGACCGCCAAGATGCTGTATCAGGCCCAGGTGGCCAAGCGCACAGCACGACTGGCGGCCTCAGCGCACGTGGACGTCGGGATCGGCGGCGTCGAAAACGACCGTCTGGTAGCCGATCTCGTCGTCGGCGGGCGGGGCTCACTCGGCGCCGTCGACTACGCCGCCGCGCACGATTTCGGCGCCGACGTCATCGGCTTCGACGGCGAACGCCACCTCGACGCCAACCCGGCCCACCACGACCTCAAAGAGGTGCTGCAAATGCTGGAAGGCTACTGATGTTCCCGGCCTGGTATGACCCCGCCAAGGGGGGATTCCCCGACGCCGAGGCTCTGGTGGCCGACCTGTTCAAACCTCTGCTCGACGGTGTGGAGTTCGTGCCGTCACTGCCGCCACCGGATGAGTACGAGGCAATTCTGCAGCAGGGCAGGGCCATTGCCCGCTACGCCCGAACGGGCGGGCGGATCAACTTCGACCAGAACCGCGACGAGCCCCGGGTGCAAGTCGCTGTCATCGCTCGCTCACGGGCGAAGTCGTGGGAGCTGATCGAATTCCACCGACAGGTTCTGTGGACTTTCGAACGTGGCGGGCTTGTCCCGGGCACCCCGCACCTGCTGCAAACGGCCGAGGAAACCCTTGGCCCGCAAATGATCCCGGAAACCATCGTGGAACCCAGGCTGGTTCCGATCACCTTCGGACTGCACACCCGCAAGCCCGGAGGCACCAACTACCGCCAATACCTCACTTAGGGAGGAAACATCATGTCTGGTATCGCTGAATTGCAGGGCGGACAGTCCGATCTGGAACTGCCCTCCGCCGACTGCGCTGTTCTCCTGCGCCCCGTCCCCGCTGGCGGCGGCGGCATCCTCACCGATCTGGAGGATTCGGTCAACGGTGGCCTCGACGTCACCAAGATCAACCGGGCCGCCGGATTCGAAACGGTCGGCAACTGGACCAAGGCCGACGGTGTCCGACTCACCAACAGCCCCACCATCAACGAGATCAAGTCGCACGGCAAAGGCTCGCCGACCGCGCTGATCCCGTCGGAAGCTGAGAAGTCGATCACCTACACCCCGCAGGAAATGAAGCTCATCAACCTGATGAACTCGTGGGGCTTCCTGCCGGACGCGGTCTCCGACCCGTCCGAGCACGGTGGTTTCACCATCGCCATCCCCGAGCTGCCCGCGCAGCTTCAGTGGCAGCTGGTGTTGCTGTCGTGGACCGCGTTCGCCGGCCTGGACGTCTTCAAGTACTGGGTCGCCAACAAGACCATCGTCGGCAAGCGCAACGACGTCGACCTGAAGGACTCGACGACGATCGATCACGGCGTCACCCTGACCGCCCAGACCCACCCGGCGCTGCCCGGCAAGCCGTTCATCTTCGGCATGTGCGGGGCGGGCCTGAAGGCCTTGGCCGCCGCGACCGCCAACGGCAGCGTCTACAAGCGGGCCACCGGCATCACGGTCACGCCGACGACCGCCGCGCTCACCGCCGCGACCGGGGTCAACCACACCAAGCAGCTGGTGGTGTCGGACTCCAACGGCATCGACCGCACCGCATCGGCCACCTTCAGCTCCGACGCGGCGGCCAAGGCCACCGTCTCGGGCACCGGCCTGATCACCGGCGTGGCCGCCGGTACGGCCAACGTCACCGCCGAATGGGACGGCTACACGGCCACGACCGCCGTCACCGTCACCTAGACCCCCGCCTCAACCACCCCGGCCGCCCAGGCGGTGACCGGGGTGGTTGGTGCACCCAAAAACCCCACCGATGGAAAGGCCCAGGATGGCACCCCGCAGAGCGTCAGCGACGCACCACGCCATGTCACAGCGACTGCTGGATCTGGCAGTCGAGACCAACACCCCCCAGCCCTACCCGATCACCGACAGCATCGTGGTGGCACCGCTCACCCGCACCCGCACCCGCGACCTCAACGCCGCCGAACTCGAGCGCTACCTGTTGTGCGGCCTGCTCAACCGCGTCGTGGCCACACCGCTGGGCCCCGAACCCGTCGTGCCGCCCGAGCCGGACCTGCCCGAGGAACCGACCGCCGAACAGCAAGAGGCCTACGACGGATGGGCCCAGGCGCGAGACGCCCACGCCGCCTGGGTGGCCTCCCGCGACGGCGCCGAAACCAGAGCCGCGGAACTCAACGCCAAGATCGCCGAGGCCGAAACACGTTACGACAAAGCATTTTTCGGTGACGCCTACGCGAAGGTGATGGAGTACTTCGAAGACAAGCCCCAGCTGTGGGAGAAGTTCGTCCCCGACATTCGGGCCGAATTCCTGCCCCCTGCACCCGATAACGGTGTCTGCCCCACGTGCGGTCACGTCGATGAGGAACAGGCGGGAAAAGCGCAAGCATCCTCGACCTGATCGACCGCTACTGGGATCAGATCGAGGGTGACCTGGGCGACTGGGGGTTTGATGCCCGCGACTGGGTTCGTGGGCTCAAACCGTGGTCGCAGTTCCTCAACTTCTGCGACAGGCTCGCCAACACCGCCGGATCGGCGCTACGGGCCGCGCAACTGCGCGACCCCGATCACCTCGCCAAGATCCAAATCATGGTGGAGCAAAAGAAGATTCGGCCCGGTGCGCAACGCCCCGAGCTGGAGGACTTCGACGCCGTCGTTGAAGCGATCTACGCCGTCGGAGACGACGTGCGGCTACTCATTCAGGCAATCACCAAGACCGACATCGGATTACACCCGAGGCCGCAAGGGCCGCTGGAGATCATCGCGGCCAACCGCGCACAGATCAACCTGGACAAGATCGCCGAACTGACCGCGTAGACAGGAGGTGAGCACGTGACCGAATACAACGCCGGTGAAGGCCGAATCCGGCTCACGCCCGACGCTTCTGGCTTCAAAAAGAAGTCCGAGGCCGAGCTGAAAAAGGTCGACCTCGACTTTAAGGTCCCCGTCGTGCCCACGGGCATGGCGCAAGCCTCGGCCGATATCGACCGCTGGATACGTCAGCAGTCTCGCAAGAACGTCGACATCGACGTCAACGTGGACACCGCCGAAGCCATCGCCAAGGTCGCGGTCCTGCGAAAGGGCCTAGACGGGCTCGGCGGCTCGGTGGCCGGGGCGTTGAAGTGGAACGCGGGCGCCCTGGCCGTTGGCAGCCTCCCGGCGGCCACCACCGCCGTCGTCAACCTCGCCGGGGCGGTGCAGCAGCTGGCCGGCGCGGGCCTGGCGCTGCCCGGCATCTTCGCCGGTACCGGCGCGTCAATCGGCACGCTGGTCCTCGGCTTCCACGGCATGAAAGACGCCCTGTCGGCAGTCTCCAAGGCAGCCGACGGAACCCCGGAATCGCTGGCCAAGGCCGACGAAGCGATGAAGGGGCTCGCGCCCAGTGCCCGCGAGGTCGTCAGCTCCCTGATCGGTCTCAAGCCCGCGTTCGAAGGCCTGCAAAAGAACACGGTCCAACAGAACCTGTTCGACGGCCTCGGCGAGAGCATCCGCACGCTGGCCGCCAACGATCTGCCCACCCTGCAAAAGGGCCTCGGCGGGATCGCCACGGCATGGAACGGCACTCTCAAGCAGCTCGGCACCTCCCTGGGTTCGAAGTCCTCCCAAGGACTGCTGGACCGGATCCTCGGCAACACCGCTGAGGCTCAAACGAAATTCACCAAGGCAATCGACCCGCTAGTCCACGGGATCGGAACCCTGAGCGCAGCGGGTACCGACGTTCTGCCCCGGCTGGCCGACGGCCTCGGCGCGATCGGTGAACGTTTCGACAAGTTCATCACCGCCGCCGACGCTGACGGCCGCCTCGACAAATGGATCAACGACGGCATCTCCGGGTTCTCCAGCCTCGGCGAAACGCTGCTCAACATCGGCAAGAGCTTCACCGCGATCACTCAAGCGGCCGGCGGCGGGCAGGGCCTACTCGGCACCATCGAATCGGTATCGGGCAAGGTCGCCACATTCCTGAATTCTGCTGAGGGGCAAGACAAACTGACGCGGTTCTTTGAGGACGGCAAGGAACAGCTCGGCCACTGGCTACCCATCCTGCAAAACCTGGTGGGCATTTTCGGCAGTGTCTACAACGCCGCCAAGCAATGGACCGATGCGCTACTGCCGCCGCTCCAGGCCATCACCGGATTCCTCGCCGAACACCCCGGCCTAATCGAAAACGTCGCCACAGCGTTCATCGCGTGGAAGTCAATCCAGGGTGTGACAAGCCTGGTTGGAAGCCTGACCAACATTTCCGGCATGCTGTCCGGCGGCCTGCCGGGTGCGGCGAAGACAGGCGCCGACGGGATCAGCGCAGCGCTGTCCCGCGTCGCGGTCCCTGCCTGGCTGACCTGGTTGATGTATCAGACGGACGATTCTGTCAACCAGGAGCTGGAAAAGCGGGGGCTTCCGGTCGCACCTACCGACCGGAGTCGTTCGGGCAACGCCGCTCTCCCGATCCTCCCGGGCGACCCGCTGGGCATCAACAAGAAGACGCCTAAAGACCTGAACCTGCCTCGTGGCTACGGTAACGGGCCCCACGGAAGGCCTGCGCCAGTCGACCCCAGTGGGGGGCTACTTACCACCCCCGGTGCCGCATCGGCCCCGCCGTCAGCGGACCCCATCACGCTAATCCCGGGCTACCAAGGCCCCAAGCGTTCCGGTGGGCCCACACCGACGGGATCTGGGCCTGGCCCGACTGGCGGCTGGTTGGCTGAGATTCACAGCGACGAATGGATTCTGCCCGCACACGCCCGCAAGGCGGTCGGCGATCAGACGTTGTGGGCGCTGACTTCTGGGCGCAGCTTTGCCCCCGGTGGCTACATCGACGAGCACGGTAACCCGATCACGCCGGGGCCCACTCCGGGCGGTCCGGCGCCGGTGGCCGCAGCACCTGGCGGCGGCGGTGTGCAATCGGCGTTCGGCAATTTCCTGTCAGGTCTGCAGGGTCCGCTCGGCAACGCGATCAACCTCGGCTCGGCACTGGCCGGCAGCGGGAGCCAGGGCGGTATCCCGGGCATGCAGACCGAGCACGGTTCGGGCACGCTGGGGCTCGGTGTCCCGTCGTTGGCTGACCGCGCGGCGGGCATCCCCGGATTGATCGGCCTGTTCGGCTCACTGGGCAGCTCTGACCCCATGGGCAACCTGATGGGCTGGGGGGAGCAGACCGCCAACTGGCTGGGCAACTTCACCGCCCGCACCGTGGGCGGTTTCGCGTCCACACTCTGGCAGGGCGGCCTGGATTTCTTCGGTCTGGGCAACTCCATCCTGTCGCCGAACAACTCCTGGAACCGCGCTGGCCAATCCGTGGGCCAGTTCGCGTTCAGCAGTGACGGCCCGCTCGGGCAGCTCCTGGGCGCCAACGACGGAGCTGGCTCGGCGTCGACGTCGGCGACCAGGCAGCAGGTCAACCCGAAACGCATTCGCGATGCCGGGCAGAAGGTCACCCGCGCCGATCAGAAGATCGCCGAGATTCAGCAGCGGATTGCCGAACTCAAACCCACCGCCAAGCAGTCGCAACGCGATTCGCTGAACAACCAGCTGCTCAACGCCCAGCAGGAGGCCGCCGACGCACGATCGGATTTCGCCGCGCTGCAACAGGGCACGCCCAGCGGGCTCGGCGGTGGCCGAAGCGTCAGCGACTTCGCCGTCCCCACGGCGGGCAGCGGCGCCGAGCGCTGGCGCCCGGTGGTGCGCAACGTGCTGGCCACCTACGGCTCGCAGTACGGCATCACCAATTTTCAGGCGTGGGAGGACGCCATGGTCCGCCAGATCAGCACCGAATCCGGCGGAAACCCCAACGCGTACAACGGCAACGACAGCAACGGGCGCGGCGGCCGCCAGGTCGTCCAAGGCCTCGGCCAGTTCCTGCGATCAACCTTCGACGCGAACAACATCACCGGCGGCGACTACCTCGACCCGGTCGCCCAACTCGCCGCCATGATTCCCTACGTCACCGGCAAATACGGCATGGACGCCAACGGCGCACCGCTACAGATCGGGCGCGGGGTCGGCTACTACTCCGGTGGACCGACACCTCCGGGCCGCACCACGCCCTATGCGGCGATCCTGCACGGCGACGAATACGTGATCTCGGCACGGGGCCGCTCCCAGGTCCCCGATTCGTTCCTGCATGCCCTGAACACGGGCATGGTCGACCCGGGCAGCCTGCCGCAGTTCCTCGACGGCGGCGACACTGCTTTGGCGGTGCCCCGACCTGTACCGCCTCGACCCGACTTCTCCCCGGGTGGCGGCATCCGGCAGATGCAACCGCCGCCGACGCGCACCGTGGCCCCGGCCGTGCCCAGCGCCCCGGCTCCCACGGCAACGATCGCTCCCAGCGTGCCCGCGCCCCCGACGCCGGTTGAGGCACCGCAGACCTCGCGGCCAGCCACCGTGGCGCCGGTCGCCCCGGCGCCGACGTCCACGAGCGGGGACGCCTACAGCCACAACCTGGCCGCGATCGACACCGCGATCGACTCTGGCGCTTCAACTCTGGGCAGCCTCGCGGCCACCGCGGCCTCGATGGGCATGGCCGCATCCGGTGGCGGCGGTGCTGGCGCGGGACTGGCCTCCAGCTTGATCGCTGGCGGAATTCAGCAGGGCGGCAAGATCCTCAAGAACATCGTCAACGTCGGCTCCAGTTTCCTGGTCGGCAGCGTTCCGGGATCGTTTGGCACCCAAGAGAACCCGTACGGAACCACGCTGCGCCCAGCGCAGAACATTCCGCAAACCCGGCCAACTACCGGAGGGAATCGAACCTACAACATGTATGGCATCGACGGCGCCCGCATCGTTGACGATCTGCGATTGATGGGGCAGCAGGAAAACCAAGCGGCCCTTGCTCAGTGGGGTGGATAGTGCGCCAAACCGACATGATCGCCATTCGCGGCTGCAATGGCGACTACTGCATCATCTCTCCACGCGAATACTCCTGGGGCCCGTTCCTGGCGCCGCGCTCCACCGGCCTGTTCGACATGCCGATCCAAACCAACTGGGGTGTAGGGCCATTCGGCCAGTTCTTCTCCTCGTGGAAACCCAAAGCTCGCGATGTCGTCTGGACCATGCAGATCATGAACCCCGACACCGGGACCGTGATCGACGAGGACTCCGACCTCTGGCACACCATCTATTCGCGCTACCGCAACATGTTCTCCCCGGCCGTCGAATCGACCGTCGAATACACCAGCATCGACGGCGAGCGCCTGTTGGGGGTGCGTACCTTGCAGGCGCCGCAATCGGTGAGCGCGTTGGCCTTCGAGGGCACCGACCCGCACCTGTGGGCGTTCGGCTCCATCGTGCAAACCATGCGCTGCGAGCTGCCGTTCTACGTGGGCCCCTCGGAGCAATTCACCTGGGAGACCCCGGGATCGGGATCGTTCTGGTTCTACCTGCCCTACTACAACCCCGGCACGGTCGACATCTGGTCGGAATGGGATCTCGACGGTGGCGCGACGTGGATCCTGCCTGACTACAGTTTCGGGTCCGAAGCGCGCGGCCGGGGCAAGAATGACCTCGGCAAGACCTTCCCCGTGCCCGAGTTGATGCCCGGCGAAGACATCACGGTCATGTCGCGCCCCGACCTGGAACTGTTCATCTCCACCTGGGAGACCCCGGTCGGCAACCGCAACCCCGGCTTCAACCTCGAATATCCGATCCCGCCCGGGGCCGGGGACAAAGAGCGCGGCTGCGTCGTGCGCTGCCTCAACGCCGTCTCCGAAGGCCTCGGCCTGGTGCTCACCCTGCCGCGCTGGTACGCCGATCCCTTCTCAACCCCGCTGATCGCATGAGCGTCGCAACCCTCCTCGAGAATCGCCCGGCCCGCGACGAGATCCGTCGCCGCCGCAAGGCGATGCAACGCGCCACCACCGAATTCTCCCTCTACACCAACAATCCCGACGGGTCACCCGGCCTGGTGTACCGAGGACACCTCGACGCGGGCGAACTGATCAACCCCGACTTCCCCGACAAGAAAAACGTTTCGTCGGCCGGCCAGTTCACCGTGCGCGCCACCCATCACCTGGCCAAGATGATCGCCCGCATTCCCAACAACCCCGAGGAATGCAAGAACGTCATCATCCGCGTGGACCGCTACGGCGGCGCGTTCCGCTGGACCGGCATGATGCACCACTGGAAGGCCTTCACCAAAGACGGTGTCGACTACCTCACCGCGTGGTTCAACGACGACAAGCAGGTGGCCCAGTTCACGCTCGGCCCCCCGAACCCACTGCTCCCGATCCCCCTGTTCCAAGGGCCTCGAGATTGGTTCCAATTCGGCCCGGGAATCTGGACATGCAGTTCGTTCTTCTGGCTCAACATCGTTCGCAACCAGGTCGGGGAAGCCACACTCGCCGCGCTGACCATCCCCGAAGATCCCGGCGACATCGGGTCGTGGGCCGACGGGGTGATCGACGCACTATCGCCTGGGCAGTGGCAAGTCCACATCAAAGTGCCCAATTTCCTTACCGATTCGTCGCTGTGGACGTTCATCGGGTCCCGCATGAACACCGTCGACTCGGTGATCTCCGACGCCCTCGATGACGGCCAGCTGGTGCTGCGCTACCGGCGCATCTTCACCGGCGAAGGCGAGACCGTCACCGGCCTTCTCGACAACAACGTGGCCAACGGTGCACTGGTGTTCTGGATCGACGACGAGTCCGGCTTCGGTGAGAACGGTTCGTTCTTCGGCGGCGGCGCGGTCGGCGGCCTGGTCCGCTCGGTCGTCACCTGGGGCGCGGGCGGGCTGGAAGACACCCTCTCGCTCATCAACGACGACCAGTCGCTGTACGCCGACGAGTTCTGGCAGTCCGGGTTCATGGGCCAGTTCGCGTCCGCGCCCACGGTCGGTCTCGATGACTCCTGGTTCCACGACCTGGGCTCAGAAGTCACCCACTCCCCAGCAACCGCATCGAAAGTCATTGTCGGCGGCGATAACCCGACCGCCGACGCCATCGCCAAGCTGATCATCGAATCCATCGGCAACCTGGTCGGCTACTTCCTACTGGGCGGGTTCGACTCACTCGGCAACATCGTGGCCGACGTCGTCATGCCGTTCATCGTCGGCACCATCCTGGCCTGGGACGAATGGACCAACGTCTCCCGCAAGACCAACCTCGGATGGGTCCACCTGTGGGAGATCTACCAACAAGGCGCCGAAAACAACAACTGGTCGCTGTCGGCCGTGGTGGCGATGCGCGGCGGATTCAAGGCGACCGAGGACAAGACCTGCCACACCATGGTCGTCGATGAATCGTCATGGTTCATCCCCGGCCTGCACGCCACCACCGGCGACCGGTTCTGGTCGACGGCCGGTGTGCTGGCCCGCATGGGAATCGATCTGCGCTTCGTCAACCAGATCGAAGAAATGGGCCTCAAAGGCGACGACACCGGCTACTGCCAGTTCATCGTCAAGTGCGGCCAGAACAAGGCCGCGATGAGCCAGGGTGAACGAAATGCCTTGATGCTCAAGAAAGTTCTGTCGAAACTTCAGGATCTGGGAGTGAGGTTGATTAGCTGATGTACGACACCCGAATGTCGGTCGTGGAACTCTCGCGCGGCTCGACGTGGAACCCACGGCCCGCGCAGCCGCCCTATCTGGTCGCCGAGCACGGCAACCCCTGGCCGGCGGGCGCTGCGGCCTCAGTGGTGTTCCGTGACACCACCGGCGGCGAACTGCTCACCGTCGCAGGCGAGACCACCAAGGACGCCATCACGTTCCTGGCCCCCGCCGACGACGTCGACCCGATCCCGGCGGGATGCAACTTCGAAATCTTCGTCACCACCGACGACGGGCCCGTGAAAGTCCGCTACGGCAAGGTCATTCGCCGCGAAGCGACGTTCGCCAACCCCCCGGCAAGCCAGGTGTCCAACCAGGCACTTTTGTTCACCGACACGTTCCCCACGCTGGGCCTGCGCACGAACTGGAAACGAGTCGCCGGGCGCACCCGCGTACACAACAACCAGGCGCTGTCCCTGCCCAACTCGGTCGGCCCCGACTTCGATGCCCTGTTCTCCGCATCGGCCATCCGCTGGGATACCCCACTGGCCGGCAACAGCGCTCGCGTGCACATCACCGTCATCGACCCCAGCCCGATCGTGGTCAAGGCCAAGACCACCATCATCCTGTGCGCTGATCAGCGCCTGACCACCGGCCTGGCTGCGCAATTCGAGTCCTCGTCGGGCACCAACAGCCTGCGCCTGGGGACCATCTCCTCGCCGACGTCGTTCACCGACCGCGCCACCCCGGTCACCCACAACGTGGTCAACGGCGACGACTACACCATCGTCTACGACGAACTGACCGACAAGCTCCATATCTATCAGGGTGAAGACACCACGCCACTGATCAGCTGGACCGACGGCCTCGGCGTCGTGCCGCACGGCCCCGGCTACACCTACCTGGCGATGGCGTTCCAGGCCTCGCTCACTCCGTTTGGGCCCGGTGTCCAGGTCACAGGATGGCAGGCCAAAGATGGCACCTAGTCAGCGCGTCATGGAAGTGATGGCCCTCGCCGACGTCCTCTGGTTCGTACCACGACCGGCGCGCCGACCCATCGCCGACAAACTGCACGGCCTCGGTGTGCGCGTGCACCCCGAGCTGGCCACCCTGCAAGTCGAAACCCCCGGCCCCAAGCAGTTCGCCAACATCACCCCTCAGCACGTCGTGGCGATCGACAAAACCAAAGGCCTGGAGTTCCTACGCGGCGCAGCAGAACAGACCGGAGACCGCAACCTGGCCGACCTCGCCGACCGCATCGAGGCGGCCGACACCGAGGAAAAGATGGCCGCCGAACGGGCGCGCCTGGCCCCGCAGATCCCCGACGCGGTGCGCCTCGTCGGGGAACACCTCGACACGGCCGGAGACAGCATCGAATGAGCGCACCGCTGGGCCCCGAAAACATCAACCTCGGCGGCTGGCCATTCCTCAACTCAGCCCACGACCACGGCGACACCTCCATCGCCCAGGCGCCCGGGCTCGACCTCGACACCGTCAAGAACGCATTCGCCGAAAAGTTCGTCGGCGCCCAGGGGTCCGGGGTATCGGTCTTCACGCGCAGCACCGGCCCGCTGGCGCAGGTATGGTCCAGCCTGCGCCGCCAACCCGGCGTGACGATGGGTCACGCCATCATCGAAGTCGTCGCCAACCGGCTCCTGGGCACCTTCACCCCCTTCGGTAGCACCGAAGACGCCATCCTCGCGATCAAGAAGACCGCTATCCTCGGTGACCTCGTCGAAGCATTCACCGGAGTTGAAGACGGCGACTACGACGACCTCGGCACCGCCTGGAACACCTGGACCAACAACGTCAAAAACACCTGGAATCGCATCTGGGACGGCGCATTCGGCACCACCGGATCCACCGGCAAAACCCTGTCCGACGTCCAAACCGCCGCCGGGGCGATCACCTCGGCCGCCAACACCGCCTCCACCAACGCCAGCTCGGCCCTGTCGCAACTCGGCTCGCTCATCACCGGGCTCAGCGGCGCCACCATCGGCGACGTGGTGGCCGCCATCACCAGCAAGGCCTCCCAGCTCAATTTCCAGACACTGCTCAACAACCTCAAAGACGGCGCCAGCGGCACCACCGGATCAACCGGGGTGACACTGTCCAGCGTCCTGGCCGCGCTGCAATCTCAGTTCACCTCCCTGGGCGTTGCCTCCTCGACCGCGTCAACCGCGAACACCAACGCCAGCACCGCCAACGCCAACGCCACCACTGCGATCAATACCGCAGTCGGCTGGATCACCGGCTTTTTCAACGGAATCACCGGCCAGTCCACCAATCCCGGCGACGTGTCGATCGCCGACGCCCAACAACAGGCCGCCTCCATCAGCGAGACTCAAGCCGCACAATCAGCGCAGATCGCCCAATTGCAGGCCCAGGTCGACGGTAGCGACTTCCAAGGCACCTTCGGTACCGATACCTTCGACCGCGACACCACCAACGGCCTGGGCGGCGCTAGCTTCTGGAGCGAAACCCTGCTCACCGCAGACACCGGCGCCTACGCATACTGCGACGGCCGCCAAATCATGATGGTCGACGGCCCCAGCACCAACGCGCCGCACGCCTACCGCTACCGCTGCCTGCGCAGCGACATCGCTCAAACCCAAACCAACTACCAGAAGATCACCATCACCTGCGGCACCGTCGCCTACGAGGTCGGCAACCCCGCCTCCACCGATACCCCGTGCTGGCGCATCTATTTCCGCATGAACGCCGCCGAGACCCAATACGGGTTCATCGAGATCGGCGGCCTGGCCAAAGCGCAATGGGGCTACCGCAACGGCGGATCAGACACGTTCGTCGGATCGGCATTCAACTGCGACGTGCAATCCTCAGGCACCAATTACACGGTAGTTATCGGCACCACCACCGGTGTCCGCTACTACCAGCTGTGGCGCAACAACACCTTCATCAACCAGTGGAACGACTCGACCAACCTGGTCACCACCGGCCCGTTAAACCTGGGTTGGGGCTTCGGCATTCGGTGGGGAAACAAGTTCGCCGGTCAGGCCACCCCCGCCTCCATCGGTTCGATCAGCGTCGCCGACAACATCCCGGCCACCATCCCCGGCAGCTCCTGCCGCATCAGCCGGTTGGCCACCAGCAACGTCTCCGTCGTATCGGCAACCTCGCCAACCACCCTGCCCAACAACGTCTTCGACAACATCGACTACAAATCCAACGGCATGTCGGCCAACCTCTCCACCGGAGTGATCACCGTCGACAAAGCCGGCACATATCTCGTCGAAGCACGGTGGCAACTGTCCACCGGCCTGAGCAACAACAACGCCATGCCATTGGTATTCCGCAATGGAACGCTGTACGCCAACGGCCTACGGCTGTATCAGGGAACGTTCGGCGGTGGCCTGGGCACCGACAACCAGTCCGGAGTGTGGCTGGTGCAACTGGAGGCCGGCCAATCGGTACGAGTAGGCCGAACCAACTCCTCTAGCTACAACATCACCAGCGGCGGAACCAGCGCCGACACCTACCTCTCCGTGTGCCGCATCACCCCCTAATCCTCAAGCAAGGAGAATCGAAATGCCCACCGTCACAACTAACTCCTACGACGTCGACTACGTCCACATCGACACGGTGGCCAAGGTGCCCGAGGTCATCACCCTCATGCTGGGTATCCACTACAACGTCGACCTCAACGCACACCGCACCATCACCGCCCCAGCGGTCCCGCCCAGCGAAGATGACCCCGACGGGACACCGGAACAGTACGTCGACGAACTGTCCATGCAGATCAGCCGCAACGGCCTCAACCAAGTCACGGCCACCATCGGCACAGTGCTCGTGTGGGACCGCGGCGTCCTCTACGCCATCACCACAGACGAATTCCTCACCCGCTACACCCCACGCCCGTAACCCAATCCGACCGGAGGCCCAAACATGCCCGCCATCAACAGCATCAAGCAGAGCCCCGACAGGACCAGAGTTGCGATACGTACCCAATTCGGCGACACCACACCAGGACCCGTGAAATCGTGGCTAGCCAGCAGCGGTCTGGGATTCAGTGAATACCTCACCGAAGCCGACGTCGCCGACTGGACCGACCTCTACACCGCACCCGAACCAACAACGTAACGCCCCGCACCTTCTGAACCGGTTGTACGGGGCAGTCGCCCCGGTATAAGTCCGACCGACCCTCCGACCCCTGAATGTTGCATCGCGCTGCGAAATATTGCTCAGGTGTTGCATTCGGGATCAACAGTCCCGGATCTCTGAATATTTTTCGCCCGATTGACACAACCCGGCACCACTCGGTGACCGGGTTTTTTGTTGCGCCCGAAAGGAACTGATGCATGACCGAAAACGGCTGGCCCGCCTGCGGACCCGAACTCCTCGACCGCAGCGCCGTCCCCGGCACTAGCATCGTGATTCCGCTGCAACGCGGCATCCCGAGCCGAATCATGAAGGCGTTCGCCGCCGACTTTCACGCCTACGCCGAGTCGCTGTACAACGCACGAGGCGGCACCGACGAAGGCGGCTGGACCCCAACCAATTCGGTGGCGACGTCGAACCATCTGGGCGGTACTGCGATGGATCTCAACTGGTCCGACCACCCCATGGGCAAGGCCCTCGACGGCTACACCGCAGCCGAAACCGCCGTCGTGCGTGAACTTCTCGCGTTCTACGAAGGAATGATCTTCTGGGGCAACGACTGGAATACCCCCAAGGACTCGATGCACTTCCAGATGGGCTACAACACCTACACCAACCAGGCCAAGTGCAACGACTTCATCAAGCGCAAGATCCGCGTGGACGGCTTCTCGACGTTCCGGCGCGGCGGCACCGGCGGCGGCACCACCCCGGCGCCAACCCCAACCGAGAACATCTACGCCCAGCTCGGCGACAACAACGACCGGGTCAGCAGCCTGCAACGGTTCATGAACAACAACTTCGCCAGCTACTCAGCTCTCGACGTCGACGGCGACTTCGGCCCAGCCACCGAAGAGGTGATCAAGAATTTCCAGGGCCGAGTAGGTGTCGCGGCCGACGGCATCGTCGGCCCAGTCACCTTGGCCAAGCTCGTCGAACACGGCTACGTGCCGCTGGGCACAATCTCGACCCCGCCGCCCGCAGCAGCGTTCGCCTACCCCGCGCACGAGGAGATGGTTAAGCAGCTGTGGGAGCAAGCGTTCGGACCGCAGGCCAAGGGCTGGCCCGACCTGTTCGGCAAGCTCGCAGACGGCAGCCGAGGCAAGTACCCCGTCGAGGCCATCGCCGACCTCCACGCGGACGCGGGCCTCTGATGACCGAGCTGCGATACGGCGGCGACCAGGCCGCCGAAGCGGTCGCATGGCAGCGCGCCATCGTGAAGTTCGCACCGTCCTACGCGCTGGCAGCCACCGGCGGCCCACTCAAGGCTGACGGCTGGATCGGCGACGACGACGCCAAGGTGGCCGCCGAGTACCGGCGCCGACGCGGCCTACCTGCCCCGCCGAGGGGCATCGTGGTCACTCACGAGGAATACGCCGCACTGGTCAAGAACGCACCCATCCCACCGAAACCGCGCCACCTCGGCCTGATGTTCCGGGGCACCGGGGGCGTCATCGGCCAGGACTACGTGAGCCGCGTCTGCCAAGGTGCGGCTGACCTCATCGAGGAACGCAATCCCGAGTTCCCCGCCAGCATGGGCGGATTGCCGCCCGGGGCGCCGGGGACGCCGTCCGCGCAGAAGGCAATCCAGATCGGCGTGGCCAGCGGCCGGCGCGAGATCCAATCGGGGCGCAGCTTCATCCTCGGCGGCTACAGCCTCGGTGCGATCGTCGCCGCGATGCTGCGAGCCGAGCTGGAGCCCGGTGGCCCGCTGGCCGCGTACCGGGACAACTACGTGTGTGGCTTCACCATCGGCGGTCCCTCGCGAGCGTTCGGGCACACCTACTACCTCGGTGCCATCCCCAACGGTCGCGGGATCTCCGATTTCCAGTTGCCGCAAGCGTGCTGCACCTGGGACTGGTGCGACCTCGTACACCCAGACGACATGTACGGCAACGTCCCACTGGGCGATGCCGGAGACATCATGACCGCGATCTACCAGGCCGTCACCAACACTCAGCTGCCCGACCCGCTCGGCACATTGCAGGCCATCATCGCGGCCATCCCGAAAGTGCTATTCGAGGCGGGAGTTTCGATCCCGCTGCTCACCCAGCTCGGCGCCGGTGTCCTGTCCGGGAACCCAGCCGCGCTGGCCGGTGTCCTGCTGCCGGTACTGGTATCGGCGCTGCCCGGACTCATCACCGGCCAGCAAGGGGAACTGACCGGCCCGGCCGCCGCCGTCCAAGCCGCGATCATCGCACTCAAGTTCGCCGCGTCGGGCACCGCGGCCCACGTTAACTACCACGCCTGGGAGGTCTGGCCCGGCCAAACCTACCTCGGCCTCGGTATCCAGCACGTCCGCGACTGGGCCGGCCGCACGCCGGTTCGCAACTGAAAGGCGCAACACGCCAATGGTCAATCAACCTGTCACCCCGGTCGTGCAGCTGCCCGGCTGGCTCGGCGCCCTCGCCGCCAGGATCAACCCCGCGCAGCGCGAAGGCTGGTACCGCGCGGTGTCGGGCCTGTTCCTGATGTTGTGGGCCGTCGGGGTGCTCACTCAGGACGAAGCCGCGAAATGGACGCAGTTCGGGATCTCCACCGTGACCCTGCTGTTCGCGCTGCTCTATGCAACGTCGCCTTGGCGTATGGCCCTCTACGGGCTGATCGTTCCGCTCGCGGGCCTGCTCACCTGGTACGGCATCGCCACCGGGATCAACTGGCCCCTGATCGCCGCCGCCGTCGCCCAGGCGCTCGGCATCACGACCGCAGCTGCCAAAACCGTGCAAGCCACCAACCAAGGTGCCGACAACATCGCGCTCGGCGGTGGCCGGTGATCGATCTCCCCGAGGTCATCAACGCCTCAGGAATCGCCATAGCCGCAGTCCTGACCGCCTGGCAAGCCCGCACCTCCAAAAAGGTCCGCGACCTCGAATCACGCCTCGCAGTCGTCGAAGACGAACGCGACGAGTTCAAAAACCTGTTCCGGGTCGCGGTCCGCCACATCCGCGAATGGATGGCCTGGGCCATGCACCACGCCCCCGGCACACCCGCACCATCCATACCACCCGAACTCAAAGACGAGGTATAGCGCCGCTGGTGGGAGCAGTTGCCCGCCGCCTACGAGCCACGCTTACTCGTAAGCGGGTACACACCAGCGAAGAGAGCGACTGCTGCGCCGATCAGGCTGCCATAGGGTTTCCCGCCCTGCATGAGATCCAACACCGCCACCACGGCCAAGATCACCGCGAGCGCCAACATGATAGGAGCAACCTTGCTGCTGTACGACGCCGACCACGCGGAATACTTGGCGTATTGGATTGGATTGAGCCATCGGAACACGACCATCGCAACGATGACCGCGACCACAGCGATCGCCACGACGATCATGCACCCTCCCCAAAACACTTATGGATAGCGTCGATCTGAGCCTTCACGCTGACGATCCCTCCAAGTTCGGCAATAAAGCCGGGCGGCGTCACCGCAGTCGGCGCTCCAGCTCCCATCGCCGCCCCCGTAGCCAGGACACCCGCAATCTTGGTGTATATCTCCGATTCACTACACGAGACGCCGTATTTTCGCTGAAACTCTGCCAGCTTCAGATCCAGGATCTCCTGCTGGGTGCGTAGCCTCTCGCGCAACTGCTCCTCGGTAACCGGGGTCAGAGGCGGCTTAGGCAGGGGCTTCCCTTGCAGTTGATCGCTGACGTATTCCCGTAACGGTTCCGGCAACCCGGCGATGCGCGGGTCGTAGCCATGCAGGACCGGGGGACCCGCAGGTGCCGCCTCCGGCCCGGGGTCCGGCGGCAGTATGGGAGGGCTGTCCTGTTTGAACCCGGCGGCCTGGATCACCGCGTCTTGCCCGTCGCCCTCGAACTGGGCGCTGTCCAATTCCGTGGCCTTATCCGTGAGCCGTTGCCCGACGAGAGTGTCAGTGGCCAAGAGCTGGCCGGCGTTCCACTGAATGTTGTCGGCGTGCTCAGCGAGCGCGCGGTTGCGGTCCACGATCGTGGCGATGTCATACCGGCGGGCGTCGGTGACCCTGAGATTCTCTGCGACGCGGAACCCGTCCGCTTCGGCTTCGGTGATTGCAGTGAGCGCCGCGCGGTGAGCGGCCCGCAGATCCCCGATACTCGCGTCTGCGAGGTCGGCAGCGGCTCGCACCACTTCACCGTGGCGGCCAACCACTGACGAGTCGGCGTTGACGCGGTCCAGGGCGGCGTCCTTGGCCGCGCCTTCCCACTCGGTTCCGCCCGGGGCGCTGATGTTTTGGCGATGCTGGGCGAACAACTGCTCGAACTCATCGGCCGACGCCCGCCACCGCGTGGCCGCGATCTCAAGGTGGGTGATGTCCCAATTCTCGATCTTCGACCGCGTCAGCCCTGCCCCGGCATCTGCTGCTGGACTCATATCGTCCGCACCACAGCAGTAGACGCCTCGTCATCGGTGCGGCGATACACCCCGCTACCGACCCTCATGTACTGCGCATGGTTGCTGACCCGCGTAGCCTGCCGGTCCCGCACAGACGCCAACGCAGCCTCAATCGCAGCTACCCCCGCATGGCTGGGCTGGTCCCCAGACGTCGCGCCCGATGCAGCGGACGCTTCCAGCGAATCAGCAATATCCGCGCTGCCCCCCGCTGCTGCGTTCAGGCCTTGATCGTCAACTGACAGACGCTCGGTCATCGGTGATCCCCCCTCAGGAATGACCGCACACTATCACCGCATAGTTAGCTGCGAGTGCACCCACAGTTCCGTCGAAAACTAATTGAGGTTGTCGCGGAACTCCTGGGGGCGGTACCCCCGGGGGACTTCACCTGAACCGACACGGCCCCATTTGGTCTAACCTCCGGCGAGCGGACCTGGCGGTAAAGGCGTTCCGCCTGGCCCGAGGATGGTCAACTTGCCGGTGTTGTCATCGATCGTGTAGCCGGAGCCATCCGGGCCAACCTGATCGTCGGGCTGGCATGCGCACGCAAAGAGGGCCGATACGACTGCGAGTGCCGCTCTGAAGATCCTGGACGTGCCCATGCGCGGATCGTACTGCCACGCGACGGCCGGAAGCCTCGCATTCTCCTGGAGAGGTGTCCTCTACTCGACGACTCGCAGTGCGGGTGGCACGTGTGGTTTGGGCTCACCGTCCCTTTGCACGACAGAGGCGATGTGTTCGGCGAACGCTGCGATCCATTCGTCCGTCACGTACCGTTTCGCGGACTTGCGTTGGATGCGCATCCGCTTCGCGATGTCATCGAGCTGGTCGGAGATGTCTTCGCGGACTTCAGGCAGCCGATCGACAGGAAGGTGCAAGTTGTAACGCTCCGAAAGAACCTTCATCAGAAGTGCTGCACGGTCATCAAGCCAGGAGGAAGGGCGAGCAGGCATGGCGGTCAGGCTATCCCGTCCTCCATGGCTGGTTGTCCCAAATCTGGTTGGCGGAATGTGCTCACCATATTCGCGATTCGCTGCGGCTGCACTGCGGTATAGATCGCAGTTGTAGCCGGGTCAGTGTGCCCGAGGAATTCCTGGACGACGCGCACGTCCTCCACCTCAATCCCTGACGACCCTGCCCAATGGCGCAGCGTGTGCAGCGTCGAACGTGTACCGCACTTGTGCAACCAATCGTTGGACAACTGAGACACCTGCTGCGGCGTCACCGGTCCGGTTCCACGCTCACGACGGAAGCACAGCCCCGATGGTTCAAGCGCTGGTCGGATCTGTTTCCACGCCCACGCGGGCAATGCCGAGAACCGTTCATGCTCACCTTTGGTTCTGGTCAACCTGATGAACACTCCCCCGTCTGGAAGCTCCTCGAAGCATGTTCGCTCAAGATGGGCGATCTCCTTCGCGCGCAACCCGCCGTAAGCCGCCAGGATCAACCACGCCTGCATTCTCGGGGTGGGTGCATTCCGAATGGCGCGCTCCATGACCTCGAAGGCAATGGGCCGAGGCAGACCGCGCTTTTTCTTGGGTGTGACCAAGAGTGCCGCGGGATTCTCGCGCCGGATCCCTCGCTTATGAAGGTAGTCATAGTACGGCCTGACGATCGCCGTCTTGTAGCGCAATTGTTCCAGCGGAAGGCTGTCCTGCCAGATTTCCAACTCAGGTTCCGTCGCATCAACTGGGTCGCGTCCGAGAAAGTCGGCGAGATACTGCATATGCATTCTTCGCACCCTGATCGTCCTTGGCGCACGGCCGGCGCGAATCATCCAGCGGCAGTGGTCATCCAAATGGGATACGTTGCTGCCGTAGTACGCCCCAGGTATCGCGCTCAT